CGAGGTAACCATGCAAATCGCTAACCAAGACCTCATCATCAAAGACCACACAGAGTGGTTTCCCAACACAAGTTTCGGTGAGCGTGGGCCGTCTGTGGATTGGATCAAGTCCGAGGGCTATTACGTTATCACGGTGTGGAAACCCTACGACCACGCAACAGAGAAGTTAGTGTCTGCGGCTCCTCATCTGTATGACGGGATGTGCTGCTTGGTTGACGTAGAGCCACTGACCCAAGAGGAGCTTGACCAGCGCGTAGTGACACAGTGGCAAGTGATCCGTACCCAGCGCAATCAGATGCTCAAAGACACCGACTGGACTCAGGTATTGGACTCACCCGTTGACAAACCAATTTGGGCAACCTACCGCCAAGCTCTGCGGGACATCACAACCCAAGCCGACCCGTTTAGTGTAAACTGGCCTTCGGCTCCCGGCACCCCGGTTGTAGTGTCAGTAACTCTGCCTCCGATCCTCGGGCATAGCGAGATGTAATGGCCGCCTTTCAATACGGTGCGTTTGAAGAAACCGCTTTTGATGTAAATAGCGGCGTATCCGTAACAGGCGTTTTTACTACTGGTCAACTTGGGGTCGTAGAACCCTACGGCACCCCTGCGTTTGACGGAAACGCATTTGAATATACGGCGTTCTACGCGACGCCTAGTGATATTGTTGCACTAACTGGGGTTAGTGCTACTGGGCAGCTTGGGACCGTCACTGCCGTAATTCCTACGACGGTATCTGTATCTGGCGTATCTAGCACAGTTACACTTGGCACCGCCACTATTGGCGTTTCTTTTTCCGTAACAGGGGTATCTTCAAACGTCCAGCTTGGGGTCGTAGAACCCTATGGTCCCCCTGCGTTTGACGGAAACGCATTTGAATATACGGCGTTCTACGCGACGCCTAGCGATACTGTTGCAGTAACTGGGGTTTCCACAACTGGGCAGCTTGGGACCGTAACGGTAATTGCAGCCTCCGCTGCTACTGTAGCTGTTACCGGCGTATCTGCAACTGGACAGCTCGGGTCTGTTACTACCGTAATTTTTACAACGGTATCTGTATCTGGCGTATCCTCGGACGTCCAGCTTGGCACAGTTACTACCGCTTCTGGCGTTCCTGTGTCTTATACCCCTACCGGGGTATCCTCGGACGTCCAGCTTGGGGACGTAGAACCCTACGGTCCCCCTGCGTTTGAAGGAACCGCATTTGAACACACTGCGTTCTATACAACACCTAATGTTGCCGCCACAGTAACTGGCGTATCCACAATAGGGCAAGTTGGGATCGCTTCGGTGGTTCCGGTTTATGTTTTCGTAACGGATGTATCTACAACTGGGCAGCTTGGTACAGTTACCGTTGCTGTTGTTTCAGAAATCGTTAACGGGGTTTCCACAACTGGACAGCTTGGCGATGTAATTGTCACCGGTGCAGCAAATGTTCCGGTTTTTGGGGTCGTATCTACGACTGAGCTAGGGACTGTACAAACATCATTAGTCACTCCTGTGCCCGTAACCGGGGTCTTTGCAACAGGTCAAATCGGTTCCGTTGTTGTAAGCTTAAACCAAATAGTGTATGTTTCCGGGGTACAAGCTACCGGATTTGTCGGGTCCGTTAATAGTTGGCTGTTGATTAACACGCAACAGGACCCCAACTGGATAGATATAAATGACAGTCAAACCCCCAACTGGGTAGACGTCCCAACTATACAAACGCCCGATTGGACTCTAATAGCTGCGTAAGGAATATTCATGGCAACCCCACTTCTTGGTCTCGCTCTACCCGTAACTGGATCATTAAACAACCAGTGGGGTAATACAGTTAATGACTCGATCACTTCGCTGCTTGACTCGGCGGTGGCTGGGACGACAACGCTCTCTACCGATGCCGATGTAACATTAACGACTACACAAGAAGCCTCTAATCAAGCGCGATCAGCCATTCTTCTATGGACCGCTGCCGGAACGGTCACCCGGATAATCACAGCCCCGGCTCAAAGTAAAGCCTATGTGGTCATCAACTCCAGCGGTACGCAGTCTATTAGATTAGTTGCTCCCGGTCCTACTACGGGCATCACAATCGCCCCCAACGAGAAGTGCGTAGCCGCGTGGAACGGTTCTGACTTTGTTAAGGTCTCTGGTCTTACTCTAACAACGACGGGGACTAGCGGAGCGGCAACACTTGTAGGTAATACTCTTAACATCCCACAGTATGCGGGCGGGGGCGGTGGTGGGACGGTCACTTCGGTTTCAGTCGCTTCCGCAAACGGGTTTGCCGGGACAGTTGCTAATGCCAGTTCAACTCCCGCAATTACTATGTCGACTTCAGTTACTGGAATTTTAAAAGGCAACGGGACCGCCATTAATGCGGCTATTGCTAATACGGATTATCAGTCACCAATCACGTTAACCACAACTGGAACTACTGGCGCGGCTTCGTTTAATGGCACTACCCTTAATATCCCTCAATATACTGGCAGCGCGGGCACGGTAACTTCTGTTGGCGGTGCGGGTTCGGTTAATGGTATTTCTTTATCTGGTACTGTAACTTCATCAGGTAATTTAACGCTTGGCGGATCTCTTTCTGGAGTTAACTTAAGTACTCAAGTTACAGGCAACCTACCAGTTAGTAACCTAAATAATGGTACTGGCGCAAGTGCTAGTACTTTTTGGTGTGGTAATGGTACTTGGGCTACTCCGGCTGGCGGTGGTGGTGGGGTTACGTCTTTTAGTGGGGGTCTTACTGGGTTTACACCTAATACGGCAACAACCGGTGCTATTGTTTTGGCTGGATCTTTGGCGGTCGGGTCGGGAGGCACGGGAGCTACAGCTACTACGGGTTCAGGAAATAACGTACTCTCTAATAGCCCAACGCTTGTTACGCCAGTACTGGGTACCCCAGCTTCTGGAAACTTAGCTAACTGTACGTTTCCAACGCTAAACCAAAACACCAACGGCTCTGCGGCGACATTTACTAGCACTACCCAGAACTCGCAGTTTAATTCAATTGGGGTTGGAACCGCCGCCTCAACAACCGCTGGTGAAATTCGGGCAACTAACAACATCACGGCGTACTACTCAGATGACCGGCTCAAGACCCGTCTGGGTGATGTTGAAAGCGCATTGGATAAAGTGGCAACGCTGGATGCTTTCTACTATGAAGCCAACGAGGTGGCGCAGGGGCTTGGATATGAACCTGTACGCGAAGTTGGTATTTCAGCACAGCAAGTTCAGATGGTAATGCCCGAAGTAGTTGCGCCTGCGCCTATTGATGAAAAGTACCTGACGGTCCGGTACGAACGCCTTGTACCGTTGTTGATTGCGGCGATCAAAGAACTAAAAGCAGAAGTTGAAGTACTAAAAGGGGTTAAGTAATGGCGCTTAATGGGTCTGGCCCTATTAGCTTGGGCGGCACAACCGCTGGTCAGTCGATTGCGTTAGAACTTGGCGGAACCGGAACCACTGCCATTTCTTTCAACGATACATCTGTACGGACTCTTGCTAAGGTTTTATCTGGGGCTATTATAGCGCCAACTAATTTTTGGGGCAAAACCGCCAATTCTAGTTCTATAGCCGTTGCACATTCAAGCAGTCCTTTTGTAACAGCTTGGCCTTGGTCTGGCAGCGGATTTGGGACAAAATACACAAACCCCTCAACATTGCCAGCCGCCACAGGAAACGCAGTAGCATTTAATTTTAATGGTGACGATATAGCGGTTGGTCATAATAACAGTCCATTTGTGTCAGCATATCCGTGGGCTAGTGGATTTGGAACAAAATATGCTAACCCTTCGACATTGCCACCCGGAGGAGTTTCAGTAGCATTTAATCCAACTGGGGCGGATATTGCTTTGGCGAGCGGTAGTACGCCATTTATTAATATTTATCCTTGGTCTTCCGGTTTTGGCACTAAATATGCAAATCCCGCCACCTTGCCGAACAGTTCCCGTTCTATTAGTTTTAGTGCATCTGGATTAAATGTTGCAGTGGCAACAGCTAGTACCCCGTTTGTTTTTGCTTATCCTTGGGTTAGCGGCACTGGGTTTGGATCAAAATATTCAGACCCTTCTACTTTGCCGGGAGCGAGCGGAAACGGAGTGACGTTTAATAGCACGGGCGATGTTATTGCAGTTGCTAGTGATGGTAGTCCTTATATATCAGCGTACCCGTGGTCTAGTGGATTTGGAACAAAATATGCAGATCCATCTACACTGCCACCTTCAAGTGCAAATGGAGTGACGTTTAATAGCATTGGCGATGTTATCGCAGTTGCTAATGATGCTATTCCTAATCTTAATATTTATCCTTGGTCTTCCGGTTTTGGCACTAAATATGCAAATCCCGCTGTTTCAGGGAGCGGTTCAGCATCTGACGTAGCATTTTCTTTCGGTAGTAATACAATTGCATCAGTAAACGCCAGCACTCCGTATGTTAATGCTTGGCCTTGGTCTAGCGGTGGTTTCGGAACAAAATATTCAAACCCTACTCCTGTGCCGGGGTTGAGCGCATTAGGTGTAGCTTTTTCTCCGTCTTAAAGGAATTTTTATGGTCACTAATCAAGAACATCTTAACAACCTCGTTGTTGCCGCATTCCATCGTGAAATGGAAGTCTATCAGTATCAAATAAACATAGACAATTACGGCGTCATGCTGGCTGCACTTCCTCAAGATAACTGGCCGGACAACTTAGTTCAATACAAAGAAGCCGCCATTGACAAGCTGCCTGAAAGCCTTGACGACGATACAGTGCTTACTATTTCTGAGCATCAGTATCGGGATAGGATTCGCAACCTGTTGCGCACCGAGAAGGTCGAGCAAAGCAAAGCCAGTCGCGTGCGAGACGCTCTAAAAGTACAGCTTGGTGCAAACTATGATGCTTTGCTTGCCGCGTATAAAGCCAGCCAAACATAGAAGTAATTTTCCTGTCTTATGTGCGCTGTAAGATCGCGACGGGCACCCGCCCATCTAACCCCGGAGATTCTCATGAAAGACCTAATCATTGACGCCATCGACGGCTCAGAGCCGATTGATGCGCTAAACGCTCTCTTCTCTGTCGCTTTTGCTGTTGCTGTTGAAAGCGGCATTACTGAATTCACGCTAAGCAGCCTCTTTTCTTCACACATTGAAGCACAGTTTGAAGTTGCGGCTAACGCAATTGCTGAAGAAGACGACGCTGAAGAGGCTGAAGAAGCTGAAGAAGCCGAAGAAGACGAACAGACCGATAACTAAGGTCCGGCCCCGGTGCGACCCACCGGGGTTTTTATATGCTGTTCTGCGCTATCTGCCGTGGAGAGTTTCTCCGAGAAGACCTGACCATTCACGGGCGCAAGGACTATTTTCTCTGTAGCAAGTGCAAGTCGGACGTAAACCGTCTTGATCGTTTTGGGTTGTCCCCGTCAGATTATGACTTCCTGTTGAAACTTCAAGGGTATAATTGCGCTATCTGCCACAAACCTCTCAAGCTCAAGCAGTACAAGTTTGCAGTAGACCACTGCCACGACTCTGATGATGTTCGTGGGATTTTGTGTGTGCGGTGTAACACAGCGCTAGGTAGCTTTGATGATGACCCGGACATGATCCTGCGAGCCGCAGAATACTTGAACAACCCGCCAGCCTTGGGTAGAGTCAAGAAACATGACGGGCGCAAAAAGGTGACGTTCCTTAGAAATGAGTACATAAGGATGCACGGCGATGGCTGACTTCAACGCTGCCTTTGAAAAAATGATCCGCGACGAGGGCGGCTACGTTTTACACACTATTCCCGGCGACACTGGAGGAATGACCTATGCAGGAATTGCGCGAAACAAAAACCCCCAGTGGGGTGGATGGCAGTTCATTGATCGCAAAGATTTCGGATCGGCTACTCCTTTGGTTCGTGAGTTTTACAGGTCTAATTTCTGGGATCGTGTCCGAGGTGACGAGCTTAGGGAACAAGCTATTGCGGAAACTATCTTCAACTTCGCCGTCAACACCGGAGTTGGGATCGCCTCCAAGCTCGCCCAGCTTATCGTCGGAACAACGCCAGACGGCGCAATCGGACCAAAAACCCTTGAACGGTTAAACATTTGTACGGTGGAGAAATTTCTTCCTGCGTACGCCCTTGCCAAAATTAGCCGATACGCGCAGATCTGCAACAAGGACAGATCTCAGTCCAAGTTCTTACTTGGCTGGATCAATCGGACTTTGAAAGGGCTGAAGTAATGGATCTGATTGGTATTGGGTCAATCATTGAAGGCGTTGGCAAAGTTGCGGATTCGCTCATCACGACGGATAAAGAACGCATGGAGATGGCGCTGGAGGAGCGCAGGCTTGACCTTGAGGAAAAGAGGATTGACCAGACAACCGACTTGGCTCAGGTCGAAGTCAATATGGTTGAAGCAGCAAATCCTAGCGTATTTGTCTCTGGCTGGCGCCCTGCTGTTGGGTGGGTTGGGGTTCTTGGCTTGGGTTATCAGTTCTTAGGATATCCTCTGATGCAGTGGTGTTGGACTTTTGGTCAAGGTTATGACATAATTCCTAAAGAGCTAACCCCGCCCCCGGATCTTGACGTTGAGCAACTCATGACGCTGCTCGCAGGTCTCCTCGGTTTTGGTGGTATGCGCTCATTTGAGAAGCACAAGGGTGTAGCGAGCAAGTAATGCCACTCAAGAAACTTCAGCTTCGTCCCGGTGTAAATAAAGAGAACACCCGCTACGCCAACGAAAACGGTTGGTACGATAGCGATAAGGTTCGGTTCCGCCAAGGCGCACCCGAGAAGATAGGGGGTTGGGTGCGTATCTCTACAAATACATTCTTAGGTGTTTGTAGGTCGCTGTGGAACTGGGTAACACTTGCCAAACAAAACCTTATTGGGTTAGGGACCCATCTTAAATTTTATATTGTAGACGGGGGTGCGTACTATGATATTACCCCGCTTCGCGCTACTACGACTCTTGGTACTGATCCGTTTCTGGGTAACGGTACGACAGTTACGGTTACCGCTGCATCTCACGGCGCAATCACTGGAGATTTTGTTACGTTTAGTGGGGCTACGGGCGCGTACGCGAGCACGTTAAACGCTGAGTTTCAAGTCACAGTTATAAATTCTAACTCGTACACAATCACTGCCGCTGTCCCTGCTCCGGCAACTGGCGGCTCTGCTGTTGTAGCAAGGTATCAAATTACTGTTGGCGCTCCTATTCAAGCCCCAATAGGTGGATGGGGTGCGGGTATTTGGAACTCGGGTACTTGGGGTGTTGGTAGCGGATCAGCTAATGCTTCATTAAGACTTTGGAGTCAAGGTAATTTTGGAGAAGATTTAATTTTTGGCCCCCGTGGGGGTGCGATGTATTACTGGGATGCAAGTGTGGGGGCCGGTACACGCGGCGTTTTGTTATCGTCTCTTCTTGGGGCGTCAGATGTGCCCACCGTACAAAACTTAGTTTATGTATCCGATAACCGGTTTGTTTTTGCGTTTGGCTGTAATGATTATGGGCTCGTAGCGCAAAATCCAATGCTTATCCGGTGGTCTGACCAAGAAGATCCTGCAAACTGGACTGTTTCTGCTACCGGTCAGGCGGGAAGTCTAACTCTCGCTCACGGCTCTGAAATTATTACAGCAGTCCAAACCCGCCAAGAGACGATTGTATTTACAGACTCCGCTATCTATTCTTTGCAATATTTGGGCTTACCTGCGGTATGGGGGTCGCAGATTCTTGGCGATAACATCTCTATCATAAGTCAAAACGCCGCTATTGTTGCGTCCGGTCGAGTGTTCTGGATGGGGGTTGATAAGTTCTACGTGTACGACGGTCGGGTTAATACACTAAACTGTGACTTGCGTAAATATATCTACCAAGATATTAATCTTAGCCAAGAACAACAGATTTTTTGCGGCACAAACGAAGGGTTTAATGAGGTCTGGTGGTTCTACTGCTCTAAAAATTCTACCGCTATTGATCGATACGTGGTGTATAACTACATTGAAAATGACGGTAAGGGTGGTATAGGCGTTTGGTATCACGGCTCGTTGGCTCGCACCGCATGGTTAGACTCCGGACTACTTGAATACCCCATAGCTGCTACTTACAGTTACAACCTCGTGAACCACGAACTTGGCGTGGATAATGATGAGACGGGGACCATACTACCAATTACAGCGTACATTTCTTCATCCGAGTTTGATATTGAAGATGGTGATAAGTTTGGTTTTGTCTGGCGCATGTTGCCCGATGTGACGTTTGAAGGGTCGACCTCGGCCAACCCATCTGCTGTAATGACATTAATCCCTATGCAAAACTCGGGGTCGGGATATAACGTCCCTCAATCTGTTGCCGGAAGTAGCTCTGCCACGGTTACACGCACCGCTACTGTGCCTATTGAGCAGTTTACGGGGCAGGTATATATCCGGGTGCGGGGTCGTCAGATGATCATAAAAATGGAATCAACTGGTGAAGGGGTGTTTTGGCAGTTGGGGCACCCACGACTCGATATTCGTGAGGACGGGAGGCGATGAATTACCTTGTCACTGCTGATGACGTGCTAACTCAGGCCGTTGCACCTAACTTACCGCTTCCCCCAAACGAATACGAACGGCGTTATTTTGACCAACTAACTAACATCTTGCGGTTGTATTTTAACCAGCGCGACAAGATTATCGGGCAACTAAAAGCCGACGTACCAGTAACAGTAGCTAACCTACCCAGTGCAGCAACCGCAGGTGTTGGGGCTAGAGCGTTTGTAACGAATTCTTCTGTGTCCACATTTGGCACCACGGTAGCCGGTGGCGGGTCAACTAAAGTGCCTGTGTATTCAGACGGCACTAACTGGAAAGTGGGTTAAAATGGCGCGAAATTACGAAACCGAGTACAACCGATCCCTAGAACCGGGCGATATCGAATCTGATACCGTAGATAGCCGCACCCGATATGCGCCTATTATAGAGGGCACCGCCGCTGCCGATGCAGATCGTGCGACATGGAACACCGGATATGAAACCCTTAAAAAACAGATGGGTGCGCTCCAAGGGCAAACAGATGTATACAAACGCCGGTCGCCGTTAGATGCTAACACTCATATTCACAATATTGCTAAATCTTTAGCAAAAGATTACGGCGTTACTAGTATTGGGGATATCGGTGTAAGGTACGAAACTCGCCCTGCTTATGAGACAGGTAGCGACGAATCAGCAACAATAATCCCAGAACAACAAGTACCAATATACTATAACAAAAAAGACCCTTCTAAAATAATTCCCGGCTATAAGTTTGCTTCTGAAGGCAAGGGCGACGGGTATAGCGACTACAACCTTCAGCCGGTCCGACAGGCTGACGGCTCGACAATTGTTGTGCCGATTCAGCAATACAGCAAGTCTGGAATGGGCGCGTTTGTAGAAGATCTTGGGCCGATAATACAAGTTGCTAGTCTGGTTGCGATGGCGGCTGGCGCTCCTCCGCTTTATGTAGGCGCTGCTAATCTCGGGCTACAAGGTGCTGCTGGAAACATTGACGACTTTAATGACGCGCTTAGAATTGCCGCACCATACCTTATCCCTGCTGGGCTTCAAGGTTTAGATATAGTTGGGCCATCTACGGCTTCAACGGTTGCGGGGCGTGTTGCTGAAAATTATGGTGGTATTGCCGGGTTAACTGGCTTTGCAGCCGATGTCGTTGGCAGCGCGCTTTCAGATGCTGCTGCGGCTGGCCTAGCTGGTGGCGACGTCGGTGCGAGTGCTTTGGGTGGTGCGGCATCGCCGCTAATATCTGCCGGTATTAAAAGTGTGGCATCAGGTGCCAAAGACGCCTATAAAGGTTTAACCGGATTTAACTTTGACGCAGACTTATACGATATAGGCGGTAGCGCCCTAGAAAATTTTGGCCCCACTACTACCGACATTAATGCTGGAGCAATTAATTTAGCAAACACGACTGATGAGCTTGATGATTTAGTTGGCGGGCTAAACAAACTAGACGACTCAGCCGCAAACAATCTTTTTGGGAATTTGACTGATGCCGACTTAGATGACCTCTATGGCTCCACTGCGCCGAATACTGGTGCGGTGACAAGCGGGGTTACGCTCGGTTCAATAGATTCAAAAGAACTAACTGATCTTCCTGTCAATACTATGGCCGAGAATAATTTAGTTACAGGAAATTTGACTGATGCCGACTTAGACGAACTCTATGGCTCCACTGTGTCGAATGCCAGTGCTGGAAGTGGTAAGACTGTAGAAGATCTTTATAGCATGGATGCAAATCGAGGAAATACCGGCGACACTATTTACACAGATAAAAACGGCGATTCGTATTTTGTTGACGATAACGGCGATGTCCAATCTCTTACTAAAGGGCAAGCTGATACCTTACTAACTACTGATATCGCAGAAAATACGGGTCTCAAGCTTGACCCGGTTGAAATTGAGGGTAAATTAGACTCTAATCTTGGGTACGATTGGGCGGAAGACATAACCAAGCTCACAGAAGATACGGGGCTTAAACTTGACCCTGTTACGATTATAGGTAAATTAGATCCTAATCTTGGGTACGATTGGGAGGAAGACACAACCCTTACCGAGTTTGGTCCAACAACTAGCGATCTTACTGCGCTGGACACAAAAAATGTTAGGTCGCTCACAACCGGTGATTTTGCTGGGCTCACAACTAGCAACTTAACTACGCTAGACACAAAAGATACCGGAGGGCTCACAGCTACTCAAATTGGATTACTAACGGCTGTCGGTACTGGGGTATTAGTGTCTGATGTAGTAGGTGGAAAAGATACTAAGAGTATTACTACGCTCGATAGTAAAGGTGTCACTACGCTCGACTCTAAGGGTGCTACTACGCTCGATAGTAAGATTATCACTACGCTTGATAGTAAAAATATCACTACGCTCGATAGTAAGATTATCACTACGCTCGATAGTAAAGGTGTCACTACGCTCGATAGTAAGGATGCCACTACGCTCGATAGTAAAACTATTACTACGTTGACCACGATGGACCCATTGGGGTTGAAAGGTATTGCGGACCCGGCAAACCGATTCTGGAACCAAACTGGTGCAACGGGTACGGGTGGTCAAGGTGGGGTGCGGTTCTTTGAATGGACAACCAACCCAGTACCGGTTATGGGCGGGTCTAACATGGAGGCGGCAAAATCGCTCATCCCTGCTTTTACTTCCGCACAAGTTCAAGCTATGGCTGCTCCCACCCCTAAACAATACTTTAACGCGGCAACAAACCGGTACTACACAGACCCCACCGGACAAGCAACACCCCCTGCCGGATTTGTGCAAAAAACTTTTAAGGATGGTGGCGAAGTGAAAACCAAACATTTTGATAACGGTGGTTTTAGTTTTGCCGATTTTGATTTGGATATAAATCCTTACAAATTTGCTGATTTTGATTTAGGTGTTGATTTTAGCGATATTGATTTTAGCGGGCCTGACTTTAGCAACTTTAATTTCGCCGATTATGACTTGGGGATAGATCTTGGGTCTAGTGGGCTTAATTTCGCCGATTATGACTTGGGGATAGGCTCCAATACAATGTCTGACGCGGACGTTAATCAGTATCTACGCGACCTTCCTAGTGATAACGCCAGCTACGGCGATTACGACCGCACAGCAAGTTATCAACAAGACATCAGAAATGCCGCATCCGGTTCAAGTGCGCTTTCTGGTGTAGCTAAAACGGTTGTAGACAAACTTGCGGGTATGGGGGCTAAACTCACCGAGAGCGCTCTGAGGTCAATTGAAAACAACCCCGGTGCGTGGCTGGCGGCTCTTGCCGGTGCGGGATTAGGCTACGCCGCGTCAAGAAACAACACGATGGCGCCGATAGGCTTGCAAAATTTGGGCATAACACAGCAGCAGGTCTATAACACGCTTAAAGGCGGTAACTACGTTGGCAAAGCTACGGGTGGCGAAATTCCCGGGTACGGTGCAGGTGGTGGTTTGCACTACCTCAAAAGCGCCGAAGATGGCATGGCCGACAAGATTCCTGCTACTATTGACAATAAGCAACCGGCTCGGCTAAGCGGTGGAGAGTTTGTGATCCCTGCTGATGTCGTATCCCATCTAGGCAACGGTAACTCTGAAGCCGGGGCTAAACAACTTTACGAGATGATGGACCGCATCCGTCGCGCTCGCACCGGCAACAAAGAGCAGGGCAAGAAGATCAATCCGGCTAAGTTCACGCCGAAGTAAGGAAAAACCATGAGCATTCGATACTTTGACGCGGGTGGCGCAACTACAACCCCTGCTGCAACCGGTGCGACAGAAACTACTGTATCGAACTGGGCTGCGCCAGTCGTTGGTGGCATTATACAGCGGGGGCTTGAGATTGCAGGTCAGCCATATCAGGTATATGGTGGTGCTCAAGTTGCCGGTTCTTCCGACCTTCAGAACAAAGCGTTCTCAGGTATCCAAGGACTAACGCAGCCAAATGCAACGCAAAATAACGCTGCGACCAACATGCAAAATGTATATCAGTCTGCTATGACGCAGCCGGGATACGCAGGTACGGATTTTAGTAAGGCAGGTAGTGCGCTCAATCAAGCCTCATATGCCGGAGGCCAAGATTATACTAGCGCAGGTAAGGCAATAGGTCTACCCGGATACATGAGTACGGACCTTACTAAAATTGGCGTTGCGTCCAATCAAAACCCATATGCTGGTACGATGTTTACATCGAACACAACGGGGATTAACAATCAGTTTGGTCAAGATAATCTTAACCAATACATGAATCCGTACCTGTCTACGATCCTCAATCCTCAGATTGAAGAAGCTCGGCGTCAAGCGCAAATTACGCAAGCGCAAAACAACGCTAAGATGACGCAAGCCGGAGCGTTCGGTGGTGGCCGACAAGCAATTTTAAACGCAGAAACGCAACGTAATCTAGGAACCAACCTTGCCGACATCACCGGTAAAGGGTACAACACCGCATACACTCAAGCCCTAGGGCAATATAACGCCGACCAAAACCGGTTGATGGATGCGTTAAGAGCCAGAGAGCAATCTAGTCAGTTTGGGTATGCTAAAGACGCGGAGCGTCTTGCTGGTGATAGAAACGCATTGCTTGAAGCAGCAAAAACTAGAGAACAAGCTAGTCAGTTTGGATACGCTAAAAACGCAGAACGCCTTGCTGGTGATAGGACTGCACTTCTCGATTCATTGAGAGCCAAAGAGCAATCTAATCAGTATGGTTATAGTAAAGATGCTGAACGCCTCGCTGGTGATAGGACTGCACTTCTTGATTCATTAAGAGCCCAAGAGCAATCTAATCAATTTGGGTCCAATCAAGGGCTTAATTATCTTAGAGAAGCCGGAAATATTGCACAGAGCCAAGGTACATTCGGTAACCAGCAACAGCAATTAGGACTTAGCGCAAACAAACAACAAGCTGATCTTGGTGCCATTCAGCGCGACATTACCCAAGAAGGTTTGACTTCTGATTACAACATGTGGAAAGAGCAGCGGGATTACCCCAAGACGCAAGTTGACTACTTAAACAATTTGATCAAGCAATACCCAATGACCACCACTAACACGTACGGTCAAGCTGGAAACACTGCTGCTGATATGTTTGGCGGGATGATTACGGCGATGTCGGCGTACGATATTCTGTCTGGCAAGAAAAAACCTTAAAGGCGTGTTATGTCGATTATTGGATCATCTCTTGAGGCTGTTCGGCGTGACCTGAAGTACATGCCGACTCAAACGCTTATTCAATATAAGCAGAACCCGGCAAAAAACGCCGTTGATGGTATCCCGTTGGACATGCTCGCTGGGCTGGAGTTGAGTCGTCGCGCCCAAATGCAGAACGAGCTATCCGCTGCCGGTGCCCAAAACGCAGCAAATATGCCTACCGTTATTGATGCTGCTGCACAACAATTGACTGGTCAGCCGCCCCCCGCACCACCTCCTGCACCACCACAAGGTGCCCCACAACCCGCGCCTCAACCACCTCAACCACCTCAACCACCTCAACCACCTCAACCACAACAAGTTGCGCCGCAGCCACCGATGCCTCAAATGCAGCAGGGGCCACAAGGTGGGTTGCCGACTGTAAACAAAGCACAGGGTGGGTTTATTATTGACAGCCCTGACGACTTGTACAACTTAATCAACGGAAAGCGCGACCGCCTTAAGACAGAGGGGTACGCTGGTGGTGGGGTCATTGCGTTTGCTAACAGGGGTGAAGTGCCGAACGCATATTCCGGATATGAAAATGTTATACCGGAAAGACTTAGATCAGAACGGGCTGACGAACCCCCTGAAGGTTATGGACTAGTTGATCCCCGTGCGTATCCGCGCAAGGAAAAGAAAAAAGAAGAAAAAAAAGACAAACCTGTAGAGGATTCGGCTGCAACACCGCCACCACCACCTCCGCCGCTCTACGGCATCGAACCGCCATCACAGAGCGCTTTGACGCAAGGATTGTATAACTTACTGCGAACACCGTCAGGCGGCGGGGGTAGGCCCAGTTACAAACCTTTAGGTATCAAACCACCGGAAATGCCAGACCGGTCGGTAGCAGAAGCTGAAATTAGAGGATTGGCAAACGAGACCGCCGAAGAAACAAACGCGCGACTTGGACTAAAGAACTTCGCTGCGGACCTAGAGAGACGCAAATCGCCGTATATGTCGGACATAGATAAAGCGGCTATGGAGGAAGCGCAATTTAAAAAACGGCAGGAAATTTACAACCCAGTAAACGCAGAAACACAAAGAATTATTGATGAGCGCAAAGCTGCACTGGAAGAACGGCGTGGTCGGCGTCTGTCTGAAGCCGGACTGCAACTTGGTCTGGGTATGTTAGGCGGTCGCGGAAGCCTTGCCAGCATTATTGGTGGTGCAGGTAGGCAAGCTGTCGGCGCATATCAGAAGAGTCAGGAGCTTGACGACGCGCAGCAAGAGCGTATTCAGGATATGAACCTGAAACAGCAGCAAGCGCTGGCTGCTCAAAAAGCCGGGAACATGGACCTTGCGTACCAGCGTACCCGTGAAGCTCAGGCCGATAAACTTGCTATCGACAACTACGAGATTGCCAAACAAAGAGACGTTCTTACAGCGCAGCAAAAAGCTGCTGATATTTCCGGAAACGTCCGTGGTCGCCAAATGACCGCAGAGGTCAATCTTGATAAGGTTCAAACCGCGATTGCTAAAGCAGAGATGGGCGTCAACATGGCCCTCCAGTTGGCTGAGGCTAAGAACGCTATGCAGTATGAACTCGCGGCTTTACGGTCAGCTAACGCCGATCTGGGTCGTCAGATGCAGTTGCTAACACTCATAAACAGAATCGAAGAAAGCCAACGCAAAGCCGCTTTGGGGCAGATACCCGAGCTAGGAGCGCGAGTACAAGCTGAAAAGCTAATAGACTCAAAATACCCAGACAACTCTACGGCGTTAAATTCTGGTATTGCTGGTCTAAAAGGGGGTCAACAGTTGCTGGCTGACTACCAACGTGATCCTAACGGAACTAGAACGGCGTACGACAACGCAGCGCAGATTGTGCGAACTAACGCATTAAGAAAATTAATTTCTGAAACTCGGACGCCCGGCGCTCCTATGGATCTAGGTTCGGCTTATAAAGCTACGGAATAGTAAACATGCCAGTAATTAATGTACCCAATCTTGGGCCGGTTAACTTTCCGGACTCGATGCCGCAAGATGAGATCAAGGCACGGTTTACAGATCTTGCACAACGCGCCGCAGCTAAGTTTGAGTACAAGCCAGACTACCGGGAACTAGGTCTTGGGCAGCTAATCAAGGGCGGGTTTAACCGCTCGATGTCCGCGATTGGTAGTGCTGTTACAGACGTTGCCCCTGCGATGATCGGTTCGGCTCTGGGGTACGAGGATTACGCTAAAGAGCAAATGGCCGAGGCGGCGGCAAAGCGCCAGCGTGCAGAGCTTGAGAACCCGACAGGATTCCGGTCGTATAAAGAAATTCGCGGCCCGGGTGATTTTGTTGGTTACGCAGCCGAGACTCTTGGCGAACTTGGTCCTGATATTGGAGCCATGTTAGTCCCCGGTGGGGTTGGTAGTGCAGTCGGTAGGCGTGTTGCTGTGCGTGGTGCAGCCGAAGCTGCTGGCGCTCGCGCTGCCGAATCAGTCGCGGCTAAAGGTCTTGCAGGTGATGCGGCTGAAGCCTACACAAAACGTCTTACTGATGCGGCCACAAGGCAAGCTGGGCGTGCTGGTGCCGATACTGGCCTAAATGTAGGTATGTATGGTGGGGCGTACGGTCTTAACGCGCCGGATACGTTTGAGGGTATCTACGAAAAAACGGGCGAGTTTCGCCCCGGTATCGCTGCAACTTTCGGCGCTGCAATAGCGGCTCTTGATACTGTACTACCAAGCTACCTGCTAAAGCAACTTAGCCCTGCTGCTAAGGGTAAGCTGGCATCTGAGCTTGTTAATCGGTCAAGCATTGTTGAACCGTCCATTAAAGCCGGTATCGCTAAGAGCGCCAGTAAAGCTGCGCTTGGTGAAAGCGGTACAGAGGTTTTGCAAGAAAGTCTGGGCATCCTCGCTGAAAAAACCGCTGGTGCTTCCGGTGAGTTCTTTTCACCTGAGAACGTAGACCGACTTATAAATTCTGGCTTAAAGGGCGCAATCGGCGGCGGTGTACTCGGCGTTCCCGGTGGTGTTAGAGAAGCCTATGTCGAGCGCGATGCCGCGCGTGCAGAGATCGCACGGCGTGAAGGACTGCCTTCTGAAACTCCTAAAGCTCCACCCCCTGCCGGACCAGTTGACTATGACCGCCCTGCGGTTATGCGCCGCCCAGATTATGTCGCTCAGCCCGGGTTGCGTGAGACTCCGTTGCCTGAAGCTGATCCAAACCAGCTTGATATGTTCCCGGGCGAGAAAGCTCGATTCAGTCTTGATGAGGTGCGTGCAGCCCGTATTCCTGAGCCGGGGTCGAGTCTGGTCGAGAATATTGAGGTTGCCAAACTTAAACTTGGCCGTGGGGACGAGCTAACTAACGGCGAGATTCAACTTCTAGTTGACAATAAACTTGTTACATCGACAGAAGCCGAGAACCTTCCAAGAGCCGAGGAAGAAGTCGCACCTCCTGAAGTGTTGCCGGGACAGCAGACGTTGCCGGGGATGTCGGTCCCTGAGTTGGCGTTTAGAGAGGCGGCATTTGCCGACACCATTACGCAGCCAGAGCTACCGCTTACTCGGCCAATCACGTCCCGTTTAGGTGCCGCGCCGCCACCGCAACAAGAGCAACCGGCCCCACCCCCTGCACCAGAACGTGGAGAGCAGCCTGAGCTTGACCTTATGGGCGGGCGTACGGGTGAGCAACTAAAATTCTGGAATGCAATCGACAAAGCCGAACGCGGCGGTGATGTACCGCTTCCGTTTCCCGGGATGCCGATCAGAGGTGAGGACTTGCGACGGAGGCTTGAAGGCCGACCTGAACCCAAGTCCGATGAACGCGCTAACGTAATTAGCCCTGAAGTTCTTGCTGCGCTTGGCGTTACGCCGCAGATGCCAGCCCATAAGCGCACGGTTGGTAAGAGCTTAGATGACCCGCAAGAACGTGAGCAGGTTGCCAGCGCATTTCGTGGTTTGGCTAAAAATAAACAAGTACCACAAGAAACCCGGGACAAGCTCACGGCTATCCTGAAAAGCCCGCTGTTCGCTACTCAACCGGAGCTTAACTTTGAAGCACCCCCAGCAACCCCAACCCCCAACGTACCTGTCACTCCACCAAGTGGAACAGGCCCTAGCGTACCTAGCGGACCCGGACCGGTCGTACCCACCGAAGGAATTGCAACACCTCCAGCTACCGGAGTGGAAACAACTGAACCACCTGCTACACCAACTGGAGTGGGAGCGACAGAACAACCCGGTGCAGTAGAAGCGCCGGAACAACCGGCACCGATGGATCTCGGCACTGCCCTGCGCGGCAAGCCTCGGTCAGAAGAAGCGGCGGCACAGGAACAAGAAGATCTTAACAAGTCATTAGAAGAAACTGGCGAAGGTACTTTCCGCGCTGAACCGGGCGCAAATATGGGCCGGATGGCAAACCTGTTAGGTCCGCAGTTGTACGGCAGCATGTCGCAGATTGCCCCGATTACTGTTAAGGAGATGTTCCAAAACGCGTTTGATGCAATTAAAGATGCTTTGGTGGTAAGCGGTTTGGCCGAAGGAAAGATCAGTGTAAATACTGATGAGGACAAGCGCACGATCACCATAACTGATAACGGTATGGGCATGACGCCCGAAATTATCAGCAAGGCGTTTTTGACGATTGCGGGTACGCACAAAGAATCAGGTCGTCCATCTGGTAGCTTTGGCGTTGCAAAAATGCTATTCCTGTTTGGGAATAAAAATCTAAAACTGGAAACGACGCGTAACGGATTTACTAGCACATTAGAAACAACTGGCCCAGAGTTGTTAGCTGCATTCGCAGACCCAAGTAAATCACCAAACATTACCGTTGTAAAAACTGGTAAACCCCCCGGCACGTCAATAACGGTAGAGATTCCAGATACATATGTTGATGGAGAAGGTCAAACTAAACATATTACGTTTGGTAGTGATGAACGCACATTTAAACCAATACTACTTAAAAGCCCGCTATTAGAAAACATCGAAGTTAAATTTAATGGCGAAGTATTACCAATCGGCAAAAATTTTCCGGCAAACGATTTCACCGTACTTACAAACGTAAAGTTTCCGTGGGGTAATGCGCGTATATTAGTTAAAGATGGCGCTGACGTTAGATACAACGGGCACAATTTAATTGTCTTGTCCCAAGGGCTTTATCAGTTTGGGCAAACTTTAAACGACGCTCCGGGTTGGAACGGAAACCTGTTGCCGTTTACGTTCTTTATAAACATAGAACCTACAGCACTAGCTGACAGCGCCAACTACCCGTTCTCGCTTAACAGGCAAGATTTTTCCCCGTCGCAAAAACCGGGCGTTGAAAAGATCTTTTCGTACCTTCAGGCGTTATACACAAACAAAACTACGGCTGAATCCGCGCAGAGTTTTGGGAAGCTAGAACTACTATCACCGTCCAGAAAACCGACTTCAACTATGATTGATCTGGCTGTGCCGCCAGCACAAAAAGGCACCATCCTCGAAATTGATCCGGCTGATAAAGTCGAAGTTAAAGACGGGAAGATGTATGTCAACAACCGATTGATTCCGGAGCTTACACCTCAAGCTCTTGAGACGATGCGTGCTGACCCATCGCAATTCAAAGTCGACCAAGACCTGATTGACTCCAATAAAATCTTAGTACACGACAACGTAGATGTTCGTGAAGATTACGATGATCCAAATTCCGACAAGGTTCCGTTTTTAGAAAGAGCACGCCGCGACCTTGGTGCAGACAGGGTAAACAAGTTTATTGTTGGTATTGGTAACGTCTTTAAGTTTCTTCGTAATGAATCGTATGGGGCAGGGGTAAAAGGTTGGGGGAATTTAAATAAATATGAAACTGTCACTGATGTTCCAGTTGGGGTAAGTTTTGACCCGGGGTATTACGGTGTAAGTATCCGATTACCGTTTATGGGTATGATGATTAACCCCACGGTCATCAAAAAGATTGACAGTGCCGATACTAGCTCAGCAGATGTTCGTGCTGACGCGGCTGCTACAATGGTCGGTACAATGGTGCATGAAATTGCGCACCACGACGAACGGAACCACAGTGAGAGCGGGTTCATCCCGGCGTTGCAAAATCTGGCGGTGCGTCTTGCAATATCTGGGTCAACACAAGAAGCCGTTAGAGACCTGATAAAAGTTTTTAGCGCGGACGTTGACGTACTTACTTATTTCTTAAAGGCTGGTGATGGAAATCTCACAAATCGTGGAATCAAGTTGGAAGGTGCCGCATCCGAAAGGGAGAGCGCGGGGGGCGCAAGCGTTCCTCAACGGTCTACTCGCCCCAGCACTTCAGGAGGGGATGGAAACGTCAGCCCCGGAGTACGTCAAGCAACTCCAACTGGCGGTAGACCTAGCGCCCCAAGCCCGAAGCCCGCAGCAACACCTGCAACTCCTCAACCAAGCGCTATCGCAGCGGCGGTCAGAGGAACCGGCACGGTCAACGCAAACGTCGCCAACGCAGCGGTCGACCCCAAAGGCAAGTCAGCAGTAGAGCTTCTAGACTCGTTTACACAAGCGCTGACCAAGCTGCCGTTCATTACGCAGCAGCGTGCAGATGCAATCAATCAGTTCTTACGGGATACCGTAGACACGGCTGGCCGGTCGTTCTTGTTGATGTCGATGCCGCTAAACGCGTTGACCGAGGTGGCCGAACGCTACCTACCCGGTGCAAAACAAATCGCCATGCTCGACCGGCTTAAGTCAGGCGATGAGTACGCTCGCAATAAGATGATTGAGCCTGTGGTGCTTGCAGCGGAAAAGTGGGCTGCGAAGTTTCCTAAGCTGGTTGATGCGTTCAACCGAACCGTATACCGCAGCACGATTGCCGGGGTCGACCCGAGCAAACCGGAATCCTTCTACTACGATAAGCCCGGACTGCCAAAGCTGGATAAGGACGGCAACGATCTAGCCGAAGCATGGAGAGATCTCCAAGAAGACTACAAGGCTCTTGGTCCGGGCGGTCAGAAGTTATACGCCATGATGCGCGATACGTACGCGTCCATGTACGAAGAGATCAAACAAGCAATTGTTGAAAAGATCTCAGCAACAACTGACAACAAAGACCTTGCTAAAAAGATTAGTGGCGAGGTACTTGCAAAGCTGGCGGCTAAGGGCGGTCTCGATCCGTACTTCCCGCTGACCCGTTACGGTAACTTCTGGGTTTCGTATAAAACCAAGGGTGGTCCCAAACTGGGACAAGCAGATTTTTTCATCCGTGCCTTTGAGACGGAAGTTGAACGCGAACGGTTTATCAAAACCCTTGAAGCTACCGATGAGATTGCACCCCGGACCAGCGTAGATGAAAACGGTAAGACGATCACAGAACCACCAATCCAAAGGTTCTCGCAGATTTCTGAGATAAGCTACAAGAACACCCCAGCAAACTCGTTCGTAAACGGCGTGTTGCAGGTCATGGAGGTTAACAAGGTTCCGGAAGATGCCAAAGAGCAAATCCTCCGCCTGTTCTTGTCGACCCTACCAGAAACATCTTTTGCCCAAGCGTTTCAGAAACGGGGTAACGTCGCTGGTTTTGAGCATGACGCAATCCGTGCGCTGCGCGAGAAGTCGTTCAGTATGTCCCGGCAGTTGTCTAACATGAAGTACGCGTACAAGCTCATCAGTGCACGTGATGACTTGCGTAAAAATGTTAAGGCGATGGGTAAGGGCGAGGGCGCAACGGATAACCGGATCGCCAAAGAATACTTTGACGAGATCGATAAGCGGGTCAAGTTCATCATCAGCCCAGAGACGTCAAAGCTGTCGCAACTACTGACTTCTTTCGGCTTCACCTACCTGCTCGGCTTTAACGTCTCGTCTGCGGTCATCAACCTGACCCAAGTGCCGCTGATCGTGTTGCCGTATCTCGGCGGTAAGTACGGGTTCTCGGAGACAACCAAGGCACTCGGCAACGCCTATAAGGTGTTTGCAAATACCGGCATCAAAGAAACCGCGATCCTTGAGTTTAAGGATGAGAACGGCAAAGACGTAAAGGTCAAGTCCCGGGCCATGCCGTCTATCGAGAACCTTGATCCCGAGTCGGATCTGGGTAAGCACTATAAAGAACTTATTGATGAAGGCGTATTGCAGGGGCAACTCAACCGGTCGGCGCTCTACGACATCCTCGACGTTAGTGGTGCAAAGAATCCGTTGACGGTTGCAAATGCCGCATCGGGCTGGATGTTCCACCATGCCGAACGTATGAACCGGCAGATCTCGTTAATGGCGACATACGATCTTGAGTTAGGTAAGATCAAGAACCCCACGATAGAAGATAAGGTTGCCGCTGCTAAACAAGCTATCTACGTATCCGAGTTGACTAACGGCGGGACAACTGCAACCTCGGCCCCACGTATTGCGCAAGGCAGTATCGGTCGGGTGCTGTTCATGTTCAAGCGGTACGGCGCGTCTATGTACTACCTGCTGGCTAAGAACTTTAACGAAGCCATCCGTGCCGGTCAGTATGAGCTTGACGGGTTGAAGGCTGAGCTTGCCAAAACCAAAGATGCGGCTGAGATCACTAAACTCAAAAAGCAAATCGCCGAAGCCGAAGAACTTGCAAAAGTAAACCGGGGAATTGCTCGTCGGCAACTGGGCGCGACTTATGCTTCTGCCGCGCTGTTCTCTGGGTTGCAGGGGCTACCGTTGTTCGGGGTGCTTTCCGTTATCTACAACATGTTTGCTGATGACGACGATGACGACATGGCGACCGCCGTACGTAAAGGAACCAATGAATTCTTCTACAAGGGTCTGGTCAACGCTCTGACCAACATGGACGTAGCGTCCCGCGTAAGCCTGACCGGCCTGATCATTCGGGATAACAAACTATCGTCCGGATCGCAGACAGTAGCGGAAGCGTTCGGTGATCTTATGGGCGGTCCAGTGTACGGTATAGCGACCAAAGTCGAACGCGGCGTTAATCAAATCCGTGACGGGCATATCGAACGTGGGGTTGAAAACATACTTCCTTCGGCGCTTAGTAACGTGTTAAAGGGCTTTCGCTACGCCACATCCGGCACGACCACGTTGCGCGGCGATGCTATCACTGGTGATGTCAACCCAGCGAATGCGATTGCTCAGGCGTTTGGCTTTGCACCTGCCGATTACACCCGTCAGTTGGAGATCACTGCGCGTGAGAAGGGCATGGACAAGGCAGCGACTGCTGACCGTACCAAGTTCCTCAATAACATGTATATCGCCAAGCGGTTCAATGACACCGAAGGTGTTGCCGATGCCCGTGCAGATCTTGAGAAGTTGTATGAGAAGCACCCCGGCTTTAAGAAGTTCGGCACGCTGGACGAAACTATCGCGCGGTCGATGCGGCAGCACGCGCTGACTACAGAACAGATGAAACCGTTTGCCGGTGTGACCATCAGCAAGGCCATGCGCGATGAGATCTTGCAGGATATGCGCGAGTTTGAGTAAAAAAATCCCGGCGCTGGGCCGGGATTAACCTGTTAGGACAGGAAGAGGAGACAACGATGAGTCATCACGGAGAATTCTACACCATTCTCCAAAATCTCACGCCTAATTTTCCTGTCTCAATACGTTCCACCGAAAGTAACCGCATGCCATGCCGTTCCGCGTAGCGGTTCATCTGTTTAATAAGTTTGTGCATGTTGAGTGCGGGGACAAAAACTGACGACCCAACCGTTAAGTTGGGCCAGTCGATGTGGATCAGCAACCCGTCAGGGTTAACCGCCCCGTCACTACGAATATACTTAGACGGGTATAGCGTTTCCGATTGCTGCTGACGCAATGCTCTGCTCCATCTCTTCATCCATAAACTGCGAGCAGTCCAGTACAACACAGTCAGCCGGGGGTAGGTTGAGTCGAGTGCCTCGGCTGATGCGCACCTTCTTCATCTGACCTGACGTAGACCCTGACCTGAGCTTGTCGTACAGACTCGGGTAGTGTATCTGCTGTTTGTTACACCATTCGCGAAACGGCTTGGGCAACAGGTACAAACGCTTTATGTCGTACTCATACCGAGCGACCAGCGTCATCCTCGGCGTTGAATCCGGAATAATCAGCGCGTCATCCTGATTCGGCGTGCGTGCATCCGACGTGCTCTTGATGCGGAGAATATTGTTGTAGTTCTCCGCAAGATATGCGGTCAATGTCTCTTCGATAGACCCCTCCATACCGAGCAATCGCTCCTTAGCTTTCTGGATTGTCTCGGCCCACCACTTGATGATCGGCGGGATAGAGAACTTAACCAGACCTGCACGGCGTGCAATGATCAGACCCGTGAATGCCGATGCAGCTTGAGCCGACCAGAACCGATGCGGCTGCGACAGGTCACCGATCAAATCTAACTTTTCCTGCGTTTGCTGAAAGAGCTTCTGCGCCCCATCCACATCCTGCATGATGTATTGCAGATACGGCACACAGGCGTGACCATAGTTGTTACTCAGATACCGGTTGAGCGCGTCAGTTTCGGTCTTAGCTTCAAAGACGAACGCCTTGGCCTGATACTCTAATACGCGGGTCGCCTCGGCTTTGGGTATCGCCTTGTACATGCTGACGCGATCCAGCAGACTGGTGTTACCGGTCGTGCAGATATTCAGGTGCCACGGATCACCCCGATAACGCTCCTCGTTACTCTTGCCAGACATCCGGTTACGCTGATGCCCACCAGTAGTTTGGTACAAGAAGTCGCTGGCTTCTTTGGGGTGGATGTTGCTTAGCTCGTCAATCGGGTGAAAGATGTTCTTGTAGATCTCTGTCCGGTTGAACTTAGAAGCAATCGTATCCCGCTCGTGCGACATGATCTCATCCGGGTTGCCCCAGATACTCGCGCCCGCCAGCATTGCAGTGGTCTTACCCAAGCCGGGGTCCGGACTATAGATATGAAACACGCACGCATGCTGCGTTGCAAACTGCATCAGGGGCGAGCCAAAACTTAGGCCGATCACAAACTGGTGCATCTCCAGCCCGGGTCGGTTATAAAAGTCCATGACGTTATTCCACCCCTCAAGCGTCCCCTTGGTCTGGAACGTGCCGAACATCTTTACTGTGGCGCTTGACGGTGAGTTATGGTCAACCCGATCTGAACGAATGTCTTTATCCCCAACAATAAACGAATCGTACCGACTGTCGACCCAACCGAACTGCCGGTGCGCTTTTTCTGCTTTCGCATTAGCCTGTAGGTTATTAACCCATGCACTCACGTATGCCATCAACCCCTCCATATCTATAACAGCCAGCCCATGTGGGGCAACGTGCCGTCTAAATTCATCTTTAGATAACAAAGAAACCAGCGGGACGGTAAACTCCCGCACCCCGTCTTGCGGTAAATGCAATCGCATTACCACAGCTTCACCAGCATCCGGGTCATTCAACCGCTTCAAAACATAAAAGTCGTTGTGATACACAGGGACCTCAATCGGATCACCCTGCTTATCCTTAGCCCGCTTAAACACCCCACCCGCCTTGCCACGGAAATACGGGACAGGGTACTTGGGTATCACGTACGTTTGTTTAGCTACAAAGTTTGCAACCTCGGGAACGTCTAAGACGACGTTATCCTCATCGCTCGCTTCCTGCACCTCACGCCCAAGAGCTATCGGACTCTTGATCGCATTCTTGTGCGGGCACTTCTCGCATATGCCGGGACTGTAGTTATCAAACGTAGCGCAGGTGTACGGACCCTTGATCAATTCGGCTTTCGCTTCTGTCGCCTCAAAGGTGTAGCCCGGGTGCGCTTTAGAAATCCTATGTATCGCCTTGCCACCATCCGTGCAGAACTTCGCAATCGACAGACCCGCCCGCCACATGGGTTCGTCCAGCGTGGACGCCTCCTCAATCACGCGCTTAATCTGCTCGCACCCGCGCCCTGCCGCCGTCTTCTCCAGAATGTTCTTAAACATACTGATATAGCTACCAGAGAGAGCCTGATTTACATCATTCATCTCTCGCGGCACGAACGACCCAACCGCTAACTTGTTAACCACGGGTGCTGGCGCATGTGCTACCAGAGCCGCAAACGCAGTAAACGCAACAGGTGCAGCTATCGGACTAAGCAACGACACCTCAAGTGCAGGGTCGCTCTTAAAGTTTAACGTCCCCGGCATACGTAATATGCGAGCGGAATCGGCTGTAACTGCTGGGTCAGCCCTCATACCTTCCGATGCCAAAAGAGCTTTGAATTGCTCTGCTACAGGCGTCCAAAGTGCCGCTTCAATTGGCTCGTCTAAAGACCAATACGCGTGTACACCCCGCCCGGAGCCGACCATCGTAGGACGTGGAAACTTGTTTGCTGAACAGAAGGACTTCAGCGCACGGATGCAATCGACCGGATCAGCATATGGCTTACCCTCACCCGCATCAATATCAATAAAGAACGACTTCAGGTGCTTAGCATTGTTCTGGGTTCTTGAACCGGAATTCTCAAACGTAGCCAGTGCAAAGTAAGCGTTCCAACCAGCCTCGACTAGAGACTCGGTATACGTTTCAAGGGCTTCAAGACTAGTAAAGAACTTCTGTTGTACACGATCTGACCCCAGCTTTATTCCATATCCACAGTAATACCCCTGATTACTAAGGACCGTCTCTAGAAATTGTCTCGCTTGCATGACTGTCCAAAGAGCCGTGAGAAAGAAAACGGGAGCCGTGCAGCACGGCCCCCGTGCCGATTAGTCGTCCCAGCCGTTCACCAGATCACTTAGATCCGCTGCCGCAGAGGCAGTAGCTTTCTTGGGTGCAACTTTCGGTTCTTCCACAGCTTCTTCGGCCACAGGCTCAACAACTTTAGGTGCGGGCTTCGCCGCAGCTTTCGGCGCTGGCTGATCAAACGCGGCAGGAAGTGGCGCAACAGGGACGGACTTGGCCCCACTCGTATTAAACGAAATAGCTTCAGCCGCTTCCGGCGCGTTACGCATCTCGTTGATCGCTTCAAACTCCTCCTCAGTAACCGGACGTACCGGCTTGAAGAACAGTTTAGGGGTCGGGCTGTTGATATCAAACCGCATTTCCGTAATCAAACCCACAGCCGGAAGCTTGTGCGAGTCTAAGAAGCCACCGTACGCCTTCAGGGGCATCTTGCCACCCTCTGCGTCACCAAAAACTGACTTAGCGGGGATGACCATCTGGTACACCTTGCGCTGTTCGATCTCACCCTCAAGCATCACAGCGATACGCTTATGGAATGTGCAAGCGCGCCCGTCACCCTGCCCGGAACCCTTCACGTTCTGAGGACAATCCATACACTTGGTAGCCTGACGGTCGGCAGCAGGGACCTCGGCATCAGGAGTAGCAGAGTTGGTCGACCAACATTTCGGCTGAGCGTTCTGACCCTCAACATACGCCCCTGCAAAGTGCCAACGCTGGACATCCTTATGCGCCTTGATGATCACCGCATTGAGCATCCGATCTTCACTCACGTGAATTTCTTTATTGCCCTGCATCATCCGGAATGCCCCACCCTTGAGCGAGATCCGCAACGGGCCCGATACGGCAGCTTCACCCGCGAGCGAACTGCTAGTGTCATCCTGAAGAGCTTTCAGGAACGTGGGGAGGCCGGTCTTAAAAATGGTCATATCGTTCATATAATCCTCAAGCGTCTTTATCGGTTGCAAACGTAAAATCGAACTCCATCTGCACAGGCTCAGCGGGGTCGATAGTCTCTGCTTCAGCCAAGGCCGGTGCAGTTTTCTCGCTCAGCGTTTTGGCACGGAGCGCGGCATCCACATCAGCGATGCGGAACCTATATGTGTTACCAATCTTCAGGTAAGCCGTGGGTGGAATTACATCCTTCCGTAGCCAACCACGAACGGTAGACACAGAAACGGTGTAATACTCCGCGACCTCTTCAATCGAAACGTATTTAGCAATCTCATCCATTTTTCTTTACCGTGATGGAGTATTCGCTATCCACATTCAAACCCGGTGGAAGCAGGTCGGGGTGTTCCTCAAGGAACTGTTTGGTGTTCTCCTGATGGAGACGTTTCTCGTACAGATCGGTAGCGCCGTGCTCGATAACGAACTTGCCAAACGACTCCCAATCATTCGTGCTAAAGCGTTTCTTGACGGTGCGGTAGAACAACCCGCTCTCAGTACGAACAGACTCGACCCCGTGCTCTTTGCAGTAGCCCAGAAGTGCGGACTTGACTTTAGCCATACTGGCTTTCAGTTCATCATCCTGCTTCTTGAAGTCGGCCAAAAGCTCGGCGTGAGTGGTGCGCATTTTCAAGTAGACGCGGACTAGCCGCTCTACTGCGATATCTTCAGCCATGTTACCTCTTCCTCAGTTGTAGTAGCAGAATGTGTAGTGTTCTACACTTCTGTCTTGTTGTCAAGCAATTCTTTGTAGAGATCAACAACTTTTGTGTGAGCGTCTATTTTAGTGTCAAGCATTGCGTAAACGTATTTCTCTGCGTTAGACCCTTGTAGCCTGATCACGGTGCACGGGTGGTGTTGTCCGGCCCGATGCACCCGGGCGTTCGCTTGTGCGTATGTCTCTGAAGAAGACGTCGGTCCCCACCAAACGACAGTATCGGCAGCGGTTAATGTGACCCCGTGCGCTGCGGCCTGTGGCTGGATAACCAGCACCCTTGGCTCAGGTGTGTCCTGAAATCGCTTGAAGATGTCTGTGCGCTGGCTTGCGGATACGTCGCCATTAATCACCTCTGCTGTTATGCCGTCATCGTTGAGTTGACGGGTGATCATCTCGATCACGTTCTTGAATGGTACAAAGACTAACACCTTCTGCGCGGCTTCATCAACTACCTCTTTCAACACGGCGTAACGGTTTTTGATATCAAACTCGACCGTCTCTTTACTATCCGAGTACACCGCGCCACAAGATATTTGCAGGAGCTTGCTCAGGTTGATCGCGGCGTTCACCGCTGTGATGTCTTCTCCACCGGCTTGGACTACAAACCGGCTCTTCATCATGGTGTAAAACTTCTTCTGCTGCTTGGTCAACTCGACTGTGCGGTTGACGTACGTCATGGGGGGCAGGTCAAGGCACTCGTCTTTGGTGTACCGGATCGCCGGTTGCAGAGCGTTGAACACCGTGGTTGTTGCTGACGGCTTGGGTATCCACTTGAACTGGGTCAGCTTGTACATCACGGACTCTTTGTATCCTGTGAAATACTTCGGCACTCCATTCGGATTGACCAGCTTAGCAAGCCCGTAGGCGTCGAGCGGCGACTGCGCTGCGGGTGTACCCGTCAGCATCCACAGCCACGTGTGAGGTTGCAGTAGGCCCTTGAGCGTCTTCCATCGATTCGTCTGAACATTCTTATAGGCGTTAGCCTCATCAATGACGATAAGATCAAACCCACCTTTAAGAATCTCATCCGAGACGACCTCGACCCCATCATAGTTAATGATGACGAACTCGGCGGGGCCTTTGATAATTTCTCTACGCTTCTCGGCTGAGCCGTACGCGATGTCAACCGACCGGTGCATAGCAAACTTGAACAGGTCTGCTCGCCATGCTGAATCCATAATCGACAGCGGGCATATCACCAAAACACGTTTGATGACCTTGGTCTTTATCAGATAATCCGCAGCCCATATCACACTGCCGGTTTTGCCCGTGCCCTGTTCGTTTAGGCAGAACGCTCGCTTGTGCAGGGTGAGAAACGATGCTGTGGACTTCTGGTGCGCAAACGGTTTGTGTAGCCCGGGCCACTTGTAATCCCGCAGGATCGGGCTTGGTACGTTCTTTATCTTGAGGTTCTTCAGGACTTGAGCTTCCTCTAAGCCCCAGTGAACCAACACCTTGTTATTTTCAACCTCTTTGCTTTTGGGAATGACCGCCGTGACCTTTGCCGGATCACGCAAAGTAAGAACTAATACTTTGTTCTGAAAGATTTCCATGTGAACTCGTAATGTGTTTACCCGAGCAGAAATCGCCTGAACAGGGTGTACCTGTTCAGGCTCTGCGCCGCTTCCCAATCGAGGTGTTGATTGTGGCGGCTGGTGCGGTTAAAGGGTTACTAAAGCTCCCCGGGCAGCACACTCACACCTGACTGCTACCCTATTGGCTTCTAAAGCGACTGTGAAAATCAACAAATCAGCCGAATAGACCTATTTATTGTATCAGCTTTCGCCCTTGTGATGACCGTTCCGACTGCGGTTTTTGTGTTTAGACACAACCCGCAACCCGTCAGAATTCTTTCCACCATTCTTGAGCATCTTCACGTGGTCAACGTCTTTACCTTTGTGCGGGATACCCTTCTTGTCCAACTCGCGTCTAGCTTTCTGGCGCTCCAGCTTGGCGGGGATCTCGCCCCGCTTTAATTGCATCTCGTATTCGTGTTTGTACGGGCGCGGAGTTTTGGTGTACGGCATTTTAATTTCTCCCGTTGTGGGAGCAAGTTAATACGGCACAGTGTTTTCGGCACAAGCCGCTGGGTTTGGGGTTCCATGTGCCTGTATCCACAGCAAACGCAAGGCGCTTGTTTCGGTCAGACCATTTAATCCATAGCATATCTTGTTGCTCTACGTCGTACTTACTTTTCACAAGAGAATTTGCAATCACAAACAGCAGACCGCCCTTGACCTTCTTGACTTCCGGAAAATGTTTGAACACGCATAGCGACATCAACTCTAGTTGCTCGGGGTCAGCGTACTTAGACGACTTGCCCGTCTTATAGTCCACCACCCGTGCCTCACCCTTCTCCCGGTCAATGATCAGCAGGTCGGCAATACCCCGATACCATACGTCTGGTGCATCAAATGCGCACGGCTGAAGATCTTTTGTGATCCCCATCTCATGCTCACACAGGCGCTCACCGGGGATTTGTTTCAGGCTATCAAGTGTTTGTTTAGCGAATGTGAAGTACGGCGGCAGTGGCTCGTCATCACGTATATATTTCTCGGCGGCTTCATGAAACCGAGAGCCGTACAGCAACGCTTCTGTCTCAGGTTCAACCACATCCTTAGCTATCTTTAGGTGATAGTACTTACGTGGGCATTGCTCAAACAGCTTAATGCTGCTGTACGACCATTTCATCGCTGCCGTTCCTGTGCCAGTCGGATTGCGTTTTGAAGTAACCTAACCTCGGTCATAACTTGGGGAGACATAGCAGCGGCCCCGTCTATATCGTTGTGTAACAACTTCTGATACTGCACTTTAAGTAACTCTTGAGCCGCCAGCAGCGGTGCAGAATAATCATCAAACCCTTCACTCATCAGCATTCACCATATCGTTGACCAACACCTGATTCACAGTTGACCGGCAACCCTGCTGCCCACTTCGGCGTCCACCGCATACACTCTTCGATGTATGCTTGCGCCTCGGCAACCTGCTCCTCGCGCACCACGCACGCAATCGCATCATGCACGGTTAGCACGACCCGATACTTCTGCCCGATGCGGAGCATCTGCTCGCCAATAATACACCGCGCAATAGCTTGGCAGACGTTCTCAATCACCTTGCCGCCGTATATTCTTGTACGGCCCCGGCGTGTCTTATATGTAAACTCCGGACCCTGCTCACCATCTGTTGACTGCAAGTCGTCGTAGCGCATCAGCAACCCACTGGGCAATCGAATCGCAGACTCGTTCGGCTCGACCGTCAGTACTCCGGCTCGACCCAGCGTGCAGTCGTCGTTGCGTGATAAACATTCAATAACTCCTTTAGCTTGACGCCACAGGTTGACGATCTGCGGACTGCCGTGCCGATATGCGTCGATAATGCGCCGCGCCTCATCCAGATCCACCGCAACACCGGCTTGTTTGAGTGCGGCTTGAAACTTGACTGCGCCCATCCCGTAACCTGCACCGAGAATGGTCGTCTTACCGATAAAGCGTTCGGGCGGCGATATCTGATCTACTGGCTTACCGTAAATGGTTGACGCCATCTTCTTATAAACGTCTTCACGGTTAGCGAACGCCGTGACTAGATCGTCCTGCTCGGCCAGCCATGCCAACACCCGGGCTTCGATCTGCGCGGAGTCGGCATCGATAACGCGGTAGCCCTTGGGGGCCATGATTGCCAGCTTGAGCTTGTTTGCGTTCGCCCCTCGGCTCGGCAAGTTTTGCAGGTTGATCTTGTCGTCACCGCCAAACCGACCCGTGTGTGCCGCGTAATAACGTATTGGCACAGGCATCTTGCCCCGCTTAGCAATACTGATCAGTCGCTCAGTGCGCGTCTCTTCAAGCGTTGACTTGTTACCAAGCCTTGCTGCTACGAGGATCTGAACCCGCTCGTCCGGGTGCTCGGCCAGAGCCTTGAACTCCTCATCGCTCTTAGCCATAGCCAGAGTTTTCTTACCGGTGGTCGGGCTGATCTTAGTCGGCGGCTCAACCCCAAAGTTATGTAGCAACTCACCAAACTTCTGGTTACTCATCAACTCATCCCGGGTTACCCCGGCGTTCTCCAGCAGCTTGCGCTTGCGCTCTACCACGTCAACCAAATGCGCGTCGAGCAACTCCGTATCAAGCTCCAGCACCGGGATGGTGAACATGCGCAAGGTCATGTCGATCAGGTGCAGTTCTTTTTTAGGGAACCCCTTGACCATCTCAAGGTACAGCTTGTGCGTCAGGTCCACGTCGTTGATGCAGTAGTCACCATAACGTGATAGCGCATACGCATCGAAATCCTCGCGGCGTTTACCTAATGCGTTGACAACCTCGGTCCCTTTCTCACCTAACCCATACCGTTGCACCAGTGCAGAGAGTGACGCACCGACCTCTATCCCGTGCAGAGCACGACCCATGCAGAGCGTATCGAGCATAAACCTCGGCACCAGATCGAAGTACCACGACAGGATCGCCCCATCAAACATCATATTGTGTGCGAGCACAACCGAGTTCGGTATCTCAAATTGAGATAGCCAATCCTTAAGCAACTCTTTCGGCCCACTCGCCCACTGCGTCTGCTGATCGTTGACCTTGACCGCAACCCCAATAACTTCAAAGCGCGAGTCGCGTATGTACTCCTCGGTCGTTATCTTAGACAGGCTAAAATCTTTATCGTAGTACGTCTCGAAATCTATCGTTAACAGGTTCATCGATAACCTCGGATTTCATCGAGTTTAGCTAAGTAGTGTTTCGCTTTTTCCGCGTCGTCATCTGCACCGGCCTTTTTGCCTTGGCGTATCGCGTACTTTATGACGTTGCCTTTTAGAAACCCTATGAATTCTTCGTACGTCAGCACGGCTTCCATAACTTCCCAAGGCGTTATATCTAGGTCCTTGTAGTGAGACCCGCCCACCTGCTGATCATCTGATTTCATTCTGTACATCTCTTGGTAAGTTTCTCAAATAGTAGGCGTATCCCGGCTCGTTCTTGAGCGCGGTATTTCTTATCCTTTCTTCATTGGTTTGGGGTTTTTTTCTAGGTCTTGGCGCTTTGCCAGACAGGCTATATGTCATGCACATTTTTTCTTTGTACCCGTCCACAGGGATCTCTCTGCGCAGCAGTACACCTTCAAAATAAAAATGCCGCAGCGCATTTTTGATTGCGCCCAGAGTCATATCGGGTATAAAAATTTTTGTTGCTGGCAACTCGCCATGCTTCTTTAAGTATTCAATTATTGGGTGTGACATTAAAACAGTGCCTCTGGTACGTTGGATATATCCAACTTGGGTTTAAGTTTACGTTTGATGCGTTCGACTATGTGCGGATATGGGGGTTCGACCCATACCCACCGGATCACCTTGCCTTCGTCATCGAGTATTCCGTATTTAAGGAGCATGGTTGACTTCCTTGTCTTCTAAGTTGTATAGGTAAATACCAGTAGCTAAACCTACTGTCGCTCCTACAAAGAAGTTGTTGGGCATTAGGAATTGAAAGAGATTATTGGCGCTGGCCGCCCACCATACTGAAGAGGCCCAACGATCAAAAATCTGTTTTTCTTTTTCTGAAAGACGGGGACGAAGATAGAATAGATAAGCTGCCTTGCCTAAATTTGTAGCTGGAAATCCCACAGGGTTGAGTTCCGTCCCTCCTTTTGCCAATACCGCCGCTGTGGTAGCTGCATCAACAACTGCGGCTTTGTATACGTCTCGATGTAGTGGAATACTGCTAGTGGCGCAGCCTTGTAATAAAAGAATCAAAACAAGTACCGGCCACATTGCATTCATGTGTTCTTCTCCCGCAGCTTGGTTTCAATCTGGTCAAGCAGTTTGCGGGTGTAGCCTTTGATTGGCGTATCCCCCCACGGGCCTATAATTTCTTTAATCTCATTATCCGTCAGCCCGACCCACCGCTGTGAGTGTTTGACTGCTTCTTTAATTATTTCAATTTCTTCTTGAATGGTGTCGGCAAGGTAAATAGGTTTTAATTTCCCGTCTGCGTCTTTATGTCTACCCAAAGACATTAGGAACTGTTCAATATCAATCATGTGCCTTTTCCTTAGATTCAAGCGCATCGGCAGCTTCTTCTAGCAGGTCTGCAATCCTGTCTGGGGCACCCTCTTGAACCGACTTGCGCGTGTTAATTTGTCTACGAATTTCAGCCCGTTTACGAAGCCTGTAAATTAGGTCTTCTTTATCCACCGTTTTTCTCCTTAAGGAAATTTGCAATAACCTCAAATGCGTAGTCGCTAATGCTATGTAAACCGGCTTGACGAAGTTCTGCCATGTCTTCCCTC